GCCGTAAGACAGGGCAAAAACCGAAACGGAATGTCCGGAGTGTTAATACCAGAGTCAGCGTCCTGAATTCGTCGAACTCTGTAATAAATCAGCTGATCTGTTGAGTTTTCCGGAGCAGGCCACATTGTGATCGTTGGCGTAACCTGGCGGTTAACAAAAAACTGAGACGGTCTTCCTTGGGTGTTTTTATCAGGAGTGTCTATATAATCACCTCGACTAATTCGGCTAATCCCAACATCTGAGCCACTTCTCCGAATAACCGCCTCAAGAACGCTTACGGAAGATTGAACATCGCTCAGACTCGGGTCTGCTGATATAGTAGTAGACACTCCGGACTCATCACTGGCGGAACTGGCTATAGTCTCGCCGGCCGTAAACGATCCGGTAGGCACCGTAATTGTTATGGTTGTTGAGCTAGGCTTGGTAATGACGGAAGCCGTTGTTCCGCTGGTTGACCCTGTTATGGTGCGCCCAACAATTAAATCTGTGGAGGACCCCACCGTAGCTGTAATTGTTCCTATTGGATACTCGGATACGGAGGAGGATGTTGAGTACCTAGCTAAAGACTGAACAACTTGCTCAACCGTCCAAAGATTTAACCCTCTGTTCGCCCATTCCGCAAACAAAAGATTTAAAGAACGACGAGCCGTTTTCGCGTCATATCCCGTCCTAAACTCTAGGCCACACCGCTCAAAAGCCTCTTCCGTAATTTCAGCCATGTCTAAGTTGAAATCAACCGAACCAGACGTTGCCATACTTAATTCCTATCCAAAAAGAGCCAGACGCACACCAATAGCAAGTTGACCTAATATTAAAATACCCACACCCCATAGAATTTTAGTAATCAAATCTAGAGATTTCTGGACATGATAAAGATCATTTGTTTTTATAATGTGTATCCTCTCCGAGAGAAGCTTTATGTCGCCTTGTATCTTGACAAGCTCTAGCTCATTCTTTCTGTCAAGATTATCAGACATATTACTTAGTACTGTTTCAAGCAGTGAAGAACGACCGAGTACGTGTCACCACTGCCGTGACCTACCGTAGTAAGCTGGATGTCTCCTGTATTGCCTCCAGCGGCCGCAACATTAGGAAGACCACTCATGTCGGAGTAATCTAGGGTATCCGAATAATCAGCGGGGAGCTCTACCGCAATAACATCAGTGGAAGCATCCCAAAGAAGTTTGACACCCATCCCAACATTAGAAAATTTAATCTTCTCAATGCGAACACCCGTACAAGCTGTTCCGTCTTGCAGGGAAGAAAGTGCGGATACGTCTACCTTAACAACAGCAGCCTCACCACTTCCATCGCTCGTATTCGTGCAGTAAATAATAGCCCTTTTAGGACCGTCTTCTACAGTAGTTTTTGTTACAGCATCAGCCATGCCAAACTCCTTGTGAAAGGGTGGGAGTTGTTAAACCCCCACCCAAAACAAATTAATTTATAGTTGCAATAGGAGTAGATAGGGCCGTTGCCATCCAAGTGGAGTTGGTTCCGTCATCGGCAACGCAAGTCATCGAGATACGGGCATTAGCTACCGTTGAGTTTGGCAGCGTCAATGTATCGCCTGCAACATCGCTAACGGCGTTAGCCGCTGTACCCGCCACCAGGGACAACATGCCTTGGAAATTAGATACCGCGCTACCCGGAAGTACGAATGTAGTTGTTACGCTTCCGCCGACAGCCACAGTAAGCTGAAACTCATAGGTTACACCTACGTTGCCTGTAGCCAACGCGGGAAGGTTAACAATATTTGCTGCCGCACCGTTAATCAAAAACAAAGTTCCTGATTCAGCCGCCGTCAAGGTCTGTGTTTTTGCTCCAGCGGCATTGAAATCGGTGTTAATAGAGCGTCTGGCAGTAAGTGTTGACGTGCCAGAAATTGCACCAGTTACGGAAAGAGTGCCACCAATAGACGTGTTGTTACTAAAGGTACTGTTGGTGGTTTCCGCACCCGTAACGGCGGCAATGCTAATGTCTTCAAAACCGTTTTCTGAACGGACGGCACCGCTAAAAGTCGTGTTACCCATTTGGGTTCCTCCTTACGAGAGATTGGCCCTAGAGTCTTCGTAAGCGTCTGCTGGGACAGTCGCTAGGGCTGGTGATTCCCAGAAAAATAAGTTAGGGGGAGAGAAAACCCTCCCCCTTAGTCTTATGCGCCTTTAGATCCGTACACGCAACGTGGATCAGAGTAACCGTAGCTGTAACGCTCACGGGCTTTGAACCGTACATTGCCTGTATCAAAGTCGCCTTCCATCTTCGTAGACATCGGCATACGCTCAAAGTGAACGAAACCTCGAGGAGCATCCGTCTTAATGAAGAATGCATCCGTATCCGTCAGATAGTGGTTAACGACATAACCCTGCGGGAGCATACCCATGTTACGCATTGCGTTAACATCGTTGTCCGCAGTACCTGGACGAAGAGTAGACTCAAGAAGACGATCCGCCACGAACTGAAGTGCGGGGGGGATAATCAACTTCTGTCCACGAACCGAAACTTTAAGGCCGCGCTCATCAACAAAGGCTGCAATGTCGATAAGAGCATTCTCAAGGCTGGTTTCGTTCAAGTCAGCATCTGTGCTGGGCTCGTTACGAAGCGACCCATTGTTTACAAGAGGATGATCAGTAGCGCAAAGCTCCTTACCATCACCACCCGCAAACGTGCTATCAAAAGCGTTGTTTAGCGTAGCTGCACCCTTCACCTGTTTGGTGTTGGCCATGCTGCGTGCCAAAGCTTTCGTATAGCGAGAGGCGAGGCGATCATAAAGATTATCCTCGATTGCTTCTTCCGTAATGGAGAAAGCAAGCGCAATAGTCTCATGCGTGTACCGCGCCGTATACGCTTCTTGTGCATCATCAAAGGTAATCGCTGAACCTTCTTGCTTAACGGGTGCTGACCCAAAGCCTGAAAGCATCACTTCTTCTTCAAAAGCACGTTCTGAAGATTCCGTGTCATAGATTTCCGATGACTCATCGTCATACCGGGCATACTCAAGGCCGAAAAGGGCGTTGAGACCGGGCTCTAGCTCTTTCGCTAGTTGGGCTCTACTGATAGCCATTTTTCAATCCTCTCCTATACGCCAGTGGTTGAAACAGTGCCAGCAGCAATGGACCCAGTAGGTGCATTAAAGCTGTTGTTCAACCTGACAATTGCGCCAATTCCAGCGGCTGCGAAGTCCTGATTTTCAGGATCCTCAGTCCAACCCATAACCCGCAAAGTAAGGCTATTGGTTGTTGCTAGGGTACTGACAGCCAAACGACCCAATGATACACCCGTAGCATCGGTTCCCGTTATACCCGTAGACGTACTAGCATTCAAAAACACACTTGCGCGTGCGTTTGCTTCGCTTGTCCACGATGCGTCCGTTGCAACTACATACAACTGACTAGGGTCGTCGTTTATAAAGGCTTTAACCGGATGGTTGCTATCTGCCCCAGAACCGGGCCAGTAGTTACTCCAAACAGGTTTTCCAGTGGTGCTTGAGACATACTCACATCCTTGAAATACACCCAGAGCACTAACAGTTCCACCAGCGGCATTAGATGTATGGTCGATGAACCCAGAAGCGAGGGGAACGACTATCTGTCCGTGGTAGAGTTTGCCAGTATTGTCTGAGGCAATTTCATATGGAGTATATCCGGTAAGACCAGTGGAATTTGAACCTCCGCCCAATTTACTAATTGGTCGTAGGCCAAAACTTCCATTACTATTAGCCATTTAAGATCTCCTAGCCCTCGTCTTGAGGGCCTCCAAAAGTTACACGAGATTGCCGATCAGGATTATTGATCGGCATTGCCGGATGCTGTTCACGAGCTAAATCGTTATCAACAGCGGCCATTTGATTGCGAGTCATGCCACGAAAATGTGCGTCACGTTCCTTAACAATCTCAAGTGGAATTCTTGCAAGCAAAAGACCACCTACTCCTATAACACCAGCATGTTTACCATCTTCAACGGTTGGGACATCAAAGTCTGGGTATTCTTCACCACGTACCAACTCCCATCCCTCGCGGGATCGCGCTGCTACGTTTTTACGGTCATCAAAACCCATTACTTCGGACCTAATCCATCGATGTTTGTAACCATCTGGAGCAAGTGGTGCGTCCAACATGGACGGTGGCTTCCAAGGTTCCCGGCGTGCTTGCCCTGCACGAGTTTGATTGGCTCTTGGCGTTCTCGTAGACTTTTGGCGAGATGTGTCATTCTCAGTAGTCATGGTCTTAGTCCCTCACGTATTTGGCGTATTCATCGAGAGGCACATTAAGCCTCTTTGCAATAGCTACCTGTGATGGCGTTAACCGCACAGTTTTCCGTCCACTCTTATTGCGGGATTTGGAAGATTCAGCCGACGCAACTTTTCTTCCCCCGGATTTAGGCTTAGAATCGAATTTATTTGGAAACTCGTTTCTTAGTCTATTGTCGAGTTCAGCATAATAGTCATCCGTTGACGGGTCAAACCCCTCATCCTCTACAAGACGGCGATGAATACCAAAAGCACCATATGTCATAACTTCATCTTGGCCGAACCAATCATTCTTAGCCGCCCAAGACTCCGCTTTTGGATCTGCTTTCGCAACAGCAGGCTGCTGTACCGGAGCAGGCTGCTGTACCGCAACGCCTTCATCTTCCTCAGATGACTGTAAACTTTTTCGGTTGCTTTTCTGAACAGCTAATTCAGCCATAGACTCTTGAGCGGACACGATTTTATCAACGTCGCCCGTTTCATGAGCTTCTCGAAGGGTGTTCTTAGCCGACTCCATTTCAACACTTAAACGGCCGTCAAACTGTTCAAGAAATCCTTTGTCCAAGGATTTAATTCGTTCTTGGAGACTTTCGTTTTCTTTGCGGACGTTTTCAGCAAACGTTATTGCGGATTGCTTTTGTCGCTCCTCTTCGCGAAAACGTTTAGTTAGCTCGTTAATGCGGCCTTTTACGCCAGAGCTATACTCTTCCAACTCTTCTTCATTAGATTCTTCCGACGCAACTACGCCAGAATCGTCATCAGAAGTGTTTGAATTTTCATCGATACTTACGTCAATTGAATCTTCTTCGTCGTCACCAACGTCAATTTTTGTCTCTTCAGGCATGGTACATCTCCATGGTTTAACTCTTCTTTCTATACGTGTTTGATATCATCGGGCTCAAGAATAGTAGCGATAACCTCGTCATCATTAATGATGCGAACTTCACCGCCTTCAATCTTAAACCTAGCTCCGGCATAACGTCCGATACAAACCCAATCGCCTTCTTCACACCAGGCGGTTGAATCCTCACCGAATTTACTTGGGTCCTGATAAGCTAGTGGGCCGACCCTTAAAACATAAGCAACAACCGTTGCCAGTGCTTCTCGATCTCGAACCGCATCCGGAATTAAAATGCCGCCTTCAGTAGCCGCTTTGCCCATATATGGCATCACAAGTAGCCGCCAACCCGTAGGCTGCGGCAGTCTTTCTTTTAAGTTTTTACTAACAAGAGAAGGATCAAGAAC